TTGAAGGAAAGTTCAAAATTCAGACTGAATCTTTTTGAAAGTGTATTTATTTTTAGAAGAAACAAGTGTTTTAAAAGTCGTAAAACGGGCAAAAGAGACAGAATCCGGGAATCACAGATTGTAAAAACGATTGAATCCACAAAATATACGCATTGGTTCTTAGAATTTAAATCCTATTATTTAAATTTTTTCGTGGCACAAAAAAATTCTAGGTTCGTTGGCTTAATTGAATCAACTTTGGAGGATTCAATTATGTTTCAAAAAAAAATAGCAGTTGCACTGCTTCTAACTTTGTTCTTTGCAAACTGCGACAGCAAAAAGGATGATGATTCAACTACCAATTTACTTTTGTTAGCGGCGGTTCAGTCTCAAAAACCCAATGCTTCCGGAGTATATGCGGCTTTAAGTATGTTGAATGGAAATAACAATCCTGGACAACAAGGAGCCTATTCCAATGGAAAAGCATCTCCTTTTTCAGTAGTTCCGGATCAGACCAAGAATTGTTCTTTAGGTGGAAGTATGAAAATGTCATTAGGAAATATGACCCAGGGACAAGGTGTCAATGGAGCAATGATTTTGGAATATACCGGTTCAAAACTTACCTTTCAAAATTGTAAAGAAAATGTTCCTTCGGCGGAAAAGGGAGGAAGTTCTGAGGCTACTACATTTAACGGAGAAATTTCAAGAGACGGTAGAGTAGAAGCTATTATGGACATGAATAATTTCGATCAGAATACCGGTTCATTTGCGTATACCATGAATAGTACTCAAAAAATGTATTCGGATTCTTATTCAGTCAACGGTTCTGTTTACCCTAAAGTAGATCTTACTTTTAAAGTTAGTAACGGGAAGTATGCGGCATCAAACATGAACGATGTTGATAAGGCTACTTTGTCGGTTGAAGAAACAGTGGAAGTTACTGGAACCATTGGAGAAGAAAAAGTAAAAGAATCTTATACTACTAAATATACAATTAATCTTAAGTAAGTTTCTATGCCGCCGAGTGAAGATTACCCGGCGGTTTTCTCTAAAATTATCGATTTTATCTGATCAAATATATAGATCTCAATTTTCATAAAAAAGATTTTTATATTATTAAAATTTAATGTTTTCCTTTTGCCTTACTACTGAAACACCTTTATCAGAAATCATCCGGCAAATTGAACCTGTCTCAAAACCTGAAAAGAAAATCAGTTATAATCATTTTATAGAAATTACATTTTAATCAAATGAAGTAATTTTCATAGAATATACTATTACTCAGAACTATATAACAGAATACCCAATGTTTTAATTCTGAGATAGGATTTTGAGATAAAAATTCGCCATACTCGATTTCATTGAGATCAATAAAACCGTAGTCTTTTTTGGATTTTATAGAGATTAAAAAACTGCGGTTTTGAAATACGGTAATACGATGTTGGATTTGCTACTTTATAATATTTGAATATACTAAAAGCTTATTTGTAGCGTACTTTCAGAAAAAGTATGGATCATTTTGAATACTTCTTGCCAACTTTTTTCCACTTCGTGAGAATACCAAGGACCGAGCCATTCTTCCAACGCAAATAACCAGGCTTTTTCAAGAATAGGAATTTCTTCCACCTGATTACAGATTTTAAGACATTCCACACCGAAATTTTGGATTGCCTTTTCTAATTGTGAGTATTGAACACTAGAGAGGGAAATATTTCGAGCGGAATTCATAAAATGTTTAACGTCTTCCAGTTGAATTCTGGAAAATATGTTTTCGTATTTTGGATGATTCTCTTTGAGATAGATAAAAAATAATTCTGCAAATTTAATTCTATCCAGATTGACTATATCAAAGGATTCGTTCAAACTTCGAATTTGATTTTCTGAAATATTCATTTTTAGCTTATTTTCTCCGGATACAATCAATCTAAAGGGATCCAGAGAAGGATATACGATTTTGATCTATAAGTCTTTTGAATTATAATACGACGTGTTTATAGTAGTATTGAATGTAAATTCGGTGTAATAAAGTCTTGCCGAATCCGGCTTGTCATAAACAAGCCGAACCGGGTTTTAACTCCGGTCAATAAATTGTATACAGGAAACATAATACAACAATCGTCTTTAGATCTATTTCGCGTTTACTCACGTTATTTTAGATTCAAAATGTTGGTTTTTGCCAAAATCAAAAAATGCTTACATTATAGAAGAGGACTATAAGTTTTGAAATCAATCGGTTGTTTAACTTAGAATTTTAGATATTCTATTTTATAGATCTGAATGCTCGGATTCTTGTTTTTATCCTTGTGAAACCTAATTTTTCTATAAAAGATAAAATGTGGGAACTACCACCAAAGGTTTGTTACTGATCCTTATAAAAATAAGTACCGTTAATTCTATCACAAAACGTTGATTCTATGTAAAATATTAGGTATTATATTATATAGTTATGAGTAATAAAAGATCTGTTTTAAAAAACTTAGAATGTGGGAACTCTCACAAAACTTTAAAATTACGTGGAGTAGGCGTAAGAAAACGAGAAAGAATTTTCATAAAAGTATGAGTTCTTACATTTTAGAATTAGTTCGTAAAGTCGTGATTTGTGGTAGTTCCCACATTTTAGGAATCAATTTGTAAAGTTCAGATTCTAACTTTTTTTAGAAAAATGAATCGAACTCACGTTAAAATTGTAGTTTTTAAGGAAATGTGGGAACTCTCACAAGTTTTAGTTGTACAGTAAAAAAACTTAAAAAAGTGGAAATAACCTCTAATGGAAATGAATTATTCGCCAAACTCGTGTTAAATTATTGGAATAAAACTAAGATTTTGTAATGTTAAGTATTTGCGCGCAACACTGAAAACAGCATTGCGCACTAACTCCTAAACTAAAGATAGTTTCCCTCTACAAAACCCTTTTTACAAACACATAAGGAAATGCTGATAGTCCACGAGCATCAGTAGTTTTACCAGTTCGAGGATTTCCGTTGGATCCATCAACTATTGGTTCCAAAATTTGTAAGTTACAATTACCTGAATTTGTGCCACCACCGCCTAACCAATAGGATCCTACACCACCTATAATACCGTAGACGTTGTTGTAGGTAAAATTATGCCTATGACTTTGAAATCGGTCCCTTCTCCTCAGACCACCTATCCAATCACTGTCTGAATCCATCACAGACACAAACCCACGCCCTTGCATCGCAAAATGTCGAACCTGATTCGTAATTGTTATTCCTATACTAATATCTGGCAATCTATGTTTGTAAAAACGAACCTTGACTCCAGAAAGTGATCCACTTGAATTCGCGGCTGCACAGGTAAAACTGATCGTCCTACTTCCCGATGAAAGAGCTGAAATCGAAAGGGTTGCATTCACAGGAACCGCACCGATCGCTTGTTGAAGGGTTCCAGTCATCCAATTTGTAAAAGAACCGTGAACAAGCTGATCTTCTGTCAACGCGTCGATCATTTTTTGACAGGCAGCCGTATTAGCAAAAGTAACGGTGAGAATGTTACTTGAAATCGCGTAACTGATCGCATCAAAGTCGGTTATGTTGGTTCCTAAAGGATCGTAACGAAAAGGTTTATTCAGCCAATAGGAAACCAAGTCCGGCATCCCTCCAGCACCATTCGCATTGATCAACTGATCCGGGGAAGCCAAACAAAAGGCGGGAAAATCCGTAGAAGGAGTTCGAATATCATCCATCCAAAACATTTCACCAACGAATTTCTTTTCCTGTTTAAAAGTTACGTCGAGAAAGTTTTTAAAGAATAGATAAACTTGATTGATTCCCTTTACAAACTTCAAAGGGTTATTTGTATCTGGGTTTATCCCAGTCACGATATCCGCGTGGAGATCCGTAATAAGTCCGGTTTTCACAGAGGTTGCTAGTTTTGACTCAGTAATTTCACTGTCTTTGATTCGATTTCCTTTTAACCCTCTCCAAACTCTCATATCTGATCCTAATGTAACCGCGCCGGAACCGTTTGTTGTAATCAATCGAAGTAGAATATCACCAGCGACGATAGAACCTTGGCGACAAATAAATTCGTACGAATCGTCACGCCAAACGATCGGACCATCGGAAGGCATATTCGAAGGGCTATTGTATTGAGTTTCTTGAAACTTATGACGAACAACAAGAGTAAAAGTTACATTATTCGGAACTACGATGTTCGCGGTTGCCGAAACGCAAACTCTCTTTCCAAAATCATCATAGGCAATGAGTGTATCAGTGAGATCTACATGATTCGCTCCGGAGCCGACAACGATGGTTCCGCCGGAATCAATCCCCGCGCCAAACGCATCCATGTCACGTTTTATAGTTGCATCCGATTTTGATTCTTGTTCGTGAATCCAGTCTTCCGGAAATACTCGCTTCCCAACAGAAGGAAACGTAATACCTGCGATTTTATCCATTGGTCACCTCGTCATAAGAAGGAAATGCGATTTGGATTGCTTCGATTTCAGCATAGAGAACGGAAACGTTCGTTTTAGCGTTGTTCTCAATTTGGGAAATCAGATCCTTTTTGATTCGTTTACAGGTGCCGCTGAATAGTTCATATTTTGCGGCCTTATCTTTAACGGATGATGCAAGTTCTGAAATGTCATCGTCGGAATTTGATTTTGCTTCACTTACAAGAGATTGAAGCTTTGATTTTATTGAATCTCTACCAATCGGTAAAGTTTCGATCCAAAGATTTGCTTGTTCCCTTAACACCGGCCACGAAATGGGCTCATGTTTCGGATAACGCTCAAGAACGGTTTCAAGAGCTTCGTCAAACTTCATTTTGATCAGCGTGATTTTTTGAACCTTGTAATTCGAGATCGTAAGTAAACCGCATTGCAAAAGTTCTAATGTAGTTTTTGGGACGAGTTGATCATTTTCGATTTTCTGGTCGAGAGGGACATTAAATAAACCGCGATCGGCTTTTTCGGAGAGGGAAAATTCTTTAAGAATTCCTCCTTCAAATTTGAATCCTTCTGGAGGAAAAATTGTTCCGCGATGAATTCGCTTTTGTTTATCTTCAGATTTTTCACGATTGAATAACTCGACTTCAAGATTAATCGAGTCTAAACGTTCGACTGGAAATTCTTCCATCGAATCGATTGAGTAGACGAATACCTTTTCCATGATGCTCCTAAGAAGGAGCGATTAAGTAATATGGTGCGTTACGCACTCTTTATCTTTAATAGATTGCGAACTCGCGAATCTTTTCGGATCTGCGAGATTGAAATTTCCCGGTCAGGGTTCCTCCCATAACAAACGGATCAAACTCTCCTTGATCTTCCCAAAGTTCGGGAACATTCCCACCCACATTAACGTTATCCATTGCATTTCTCAATCCATTTCTGTCAAAAGAATCCGGAAGTTTTGGAAAAAGAAAACGATATCGATGGAGAATGTATTTCCGGCTGATCATGCGAAGACTTAATGATCCACCCATAAAAAAGCCGCTCTTTCCTTCTTCGGATGAATAGATCTTTAGGTAAGAGATTTGATCGGAATAAAGACCGGTAGCGTATTGAAGGATTTGTCTTTTGGTCGTGACTGTAGGTTCAGACATTTTGAAAAGTTTTGCGAGAAGTAATCGAGTTCGGTAAGACTCATCTGATTCGCCAGGACGTTTGTCTATACCGTAACGAACTCCCCACAAAGAGAGACCTAACGTGTCGGAAGTTTCGAGCCAAAATTGACGGTATAACCAGTTGAGGCGAGAGGATCTTTCTTCTAATATCGAAAGAATGGATTTTAATCCTCTATACCACAGGCTTGAAGTTCCTTGTCTCCTGATCAGAGATCTTAAATTCTTCCAGACATAGGAATTGAAATCAAAAGAGAATCGGTCAGACATAAACCGTTCCTAAAACTTGAAAGCTTGGTCCAGCACTTGCAAGAGACCCAGCCGGAACGTCAACGTTTCCAGGGAGATTAATATCGACATCAATACAATTTGGAAGCGCTTGATATAAACTTTTGAGCTGAGCGTCGATAAAGTCCTGACCTTCTGTAAGGGAAAGGAAATACTCATCCTTTATCTGATCGAGGATACTTTGAGAAGGAATTTTATCTGCAGAAGAAAACTTTACTGTGACAATTTTATTTATTACTGTTTCATTAATATTATCAACTATAACGTGAGCAACTCCACCAGGATCGTTTTCTTCTGCATCGAAATGGACTTGGACCTGATTCAGTTGAGAAGGAGACAAGGTTCCTACAGATCCTTGTAAAAGAATTTTCACTTCTCCGTCGGTCCCTAAGAGTTTTGCACTTTTGAAAATTGCTCGTTTTACAAATGGAAAACTTTCAGCTTCCGAAAGATACCAAGCAGGCGTCCATTTAGAAGAAACTCCTTCCGCAGTCTTTAATCTCGCACGTACAGAAGTGATCGTTTCTCTAAACTGGCCTTGTTGAATTGGATCAAGTTCGGGATTCGTAATGTAGTCGATTCCTTCCGGAGGACTTTCTATATTTGCAATAGAACCAGGGACAACATTTCCGATCGGACCGTCAACTGTGCATTGTGCGAAGGCTTCTACGGTAAACTTACCTTGTGCATCCGCTACGATTCCAGCCGGAAGTTTTACAGCGTCCTTGATGAAGAATCGAACCCGTTGAGCTTCATTTCCAAGTGTGGTGAGAATGAGTGTTTGAGGAATCTCTCTATCAATCATTGGTTGAGTTGAAGATCCTATACGAACCTTAATGATAGAAGGAAGAGCTTTTTTCCATTGCATACCGCGACGAATTAAGTGCTCATGAAGGTCTTGTTCCTCGGCAGTGTGTGGATGAATTGCTTTCTGAATCGAAACCAAATCAGAATCGATAAATAAAAAGACAGCGTTTGAAACCGCTCTTACAAGTGAGAATGTTTTTGAAAGAGGGCTGAACGCGTGATTTTTAAAAACTCCAGAGGCTTTGATCGTCTGAATGTGATCGGAAAGAACTTGTTCCTTAGTGACATTCAAATTCACGGTCCGACTCCTGGAAATGAATCCACAAATTGAATAGTAAAATCGGTGGCGTTTGCGTCTATCTGCACGCGAATATCCGGAAAAGATTTTACAATCTGCCACTCTCCGCATTGTGAAGGAACGTGGGTCACGGTCTGAACTCTAAGATCGGATGCGGAACTTACAGAACGAACGCGAATGTCTGGCATAGAGGAAACGAACTGAATTCGTCCATAAAGTTTCTTACCCTTGAACGTACAATCCGATACCGCACTTTCTGAATATGCGAGATTTGGAATCAAAAGCAGTATCAAGAAAATTTTATACATCGTTTACCTCATTAAAAGTCTATTGACCGATTCTCCGGTCGTCAATCGAAAACTTACGACCAAATTGTTCTCAGAATTTAGATCTACATTTAAGCTGGAAGTTTCAATAAAAGGATGTAAACTGAGAATTCTTTCCGCATCTTGAAGTCTAATTGCCTGATCTGCATATTCCGACGAGTTCATAACGGCTCTTTGTTTCGAAAAGATTTCCGGGAAATCAATATCGTCAGCGACTTGCATTTCGAACATTTCCCGAATTTCCGAAAGAACAATCCGCACGGAATCCGAGTCGGTTTGCAAATCATCATTTGCGGGATCTAATACCAAGTCTCCGAAGTGTTCTGGATCATTTCTAAAATCAAACATTAGGTTCCCGCCTTTGGTTTCAAAGTAACGGAAGGGCCGACCGGTGTGTCGGTATAATCGGTCAAGTGAGTTGACAGACCAACGGACGCCGGTGTTTGCGCGAAAGCAGTGATTTCTTGTTTTGCATCTATCTTACCCGAGGTTTTGAAATCTCCTTCTTGATCGATGTCGCCTTTGATTTTGAGTTTATTCACACCGAGATCAAGAGTAAGACCAGTTTCATCAATCGTAAGTTTAATCAGATTTTTGTAATTTACGAAAGCCTTAAATTCCGAGACTTCAATCTCCACTTGATCGGCCACTTTCGTTTTTACGGAATCAATCTTCTCAAATGCGAAGGCAGTGTATCTCTCCGTCATGTTATCACGAGCTACGAGTAGGCATTTGGATCCGACCATAGGAACGACCGGTTCAGTCCAGGTTACATCGGTAATAGAATCGTCTTTGATTTTTACTTTCAAGGTTTTCATGGTCTTGTTTACAGATTCGACCGTTCCGGATTTTGGAAAGAACATCGGGAAGCCGACTTTCCAAGCTCGAACGATTGCAGAGATTATCGTCTTGTCTTTCGTCATGGTTGTGGACCTGTATAATCGTTTCGGAATTTACTTTCGTTCTTAGCTGGTTTTGCAGATCCATTTTTTGGAGGTTCATAAAAGAAGCCGGGATAAATTTCCTGTCTGTATCCGTTTATGTTAAAGGTTTTAGTCACTCTATTTACAAAGGTTTTTGCAGAGCGGGACGAATCTTCCGTATCCTGGATGTCAATGATCTGAGAATGAGTGATCGAAGGAAAACCGAACGTAAGAAATTTTCCGTTAAAACCAGCCCCGCAGTGTTCCAAAAATAATTCTTGTGCTCTTTTTGCGGCTCCGCCGCTATCAAGTCCATCGACTTCAAAATATAACGACTCTCCGTTTCCATAAAATCCTTGGTAAGTAGTGCCGGTTTTTGGATCCTCTCCACGAACAATAACCTTGATTTCTTTCTTCTCTCTTGGAGTAAGTTCTTCTTGAATAATGTTTTGACCAAAACGAAATATTGGAAACGATCCGGAAGGATTTGTGGAACCAGATCCAGATTGTTTCTGACTTTTTACCACCTTCTTGTCCTTTGATTTTGAAAAAAGATTTGGATGAACGAATGCTTTTTGAACAACCAATTTCCAATCATGGAAAAATACGTCGACTCCGTATTTCACTTTCAAAATTGATAATGCATATCGAGCCGATTTATTTGCACAGTCTATGCTGACCATGTTCTTAATATCTGGATCTCTAACTAAGACTGTTACATCTGATTTGATTTGCGGATGTATGCAATCATTCAAGAAAGACAATAAAGGTTCATTATGATAATTCTTTATCATCTTTTTTCTTTGGCAAAAGAAAAACGGATCTACACATTTGAGCTCAAGAGGAACTGTAGGGCTTACTTCCAGGACATATCCATTGAATTCTGGGATCAATCCGTATTGAGTATATCCTGCTTTCCAAGTCACTTTCGAATATTTCCGAATCGTATCTTTTTTTAGGTTCTTATATTTGGGAAGCTTTATGGTTAAAATATCGGTTGGTATTTCACGAGAAGACTCTAAAACAACTTCAGTCACAGCGGGAAATTTTATCCCTCCGATAATCAGCTCCTGATCTAAGACAAACACTACGATAACCTCCTCTTTGCATTCAAAAGATCGTTTTTGGAAACCAACGCAGAAATGAATAGATTCATTCCAATGTTTTCGTATGGCTGGATATTATCGTTATCTTGTCTGATTCTTCCGGAAAAATGTTCGGTGCCATAATAAAGAAGACTCAAAGATTCGTAGGTATCACCAGATTCGATTGTATGAAATACGTCTTCCGTTCTTGGATCTGGAATCTCAATTTGAATTCCAGCTTCCAAATTTCTCCAGTCAAGAATGTGAGGATTGTTATCTAAGATGAGTTTCCATAACTCCCAGTTCCAAAAAAAGCGAGAAGATAATCTTTGTAATGTATCACTGGATTTTAATATGTAGAAAGAACTCATAACGTGGACTCCACGATTGAACTTTTCGAATCCAAAGACGCAAGATCCAAATCAAATTCTTCATCGGAAACGAATACAATCGTAATTGGTTGATTGTATTGAATTGGTGAGTTTGGAATCTGGAATGATTTACAAACAACATTCTTAATACCGTATGCTTTAAGCATTGCGTGTGTGACAGACAACGTTTCGTTACTTTCCCAAATGTTTTTGAGTTCTTTCATTTTCTGAATCATAGTCTTAATGAGTGGGTTTGAAGGAGCGGCAAGAAGACCGGCACCGTAAACAGCAGCAAGAATTGTAAACTCAACCGTTATATTCCAGTCATCATATCCAGTAAGTTCCTTTATCGTGCCTTTCTTGCCAGGAATGGGCGTGAACTGGATTCGTTTTTCTTGTCTGCAAGTAATCTTAGTTGCAGAAGGAAATTCGTAATCACCAACAAGAAGCCTATCCGTATCACCAGTAATGATCTCCGGTGGAATGTAGCCAGCGGGTGCAATGGGTGGTGTAATTCCTCCGATCATGCTGGAACCTCTTCATATCGGTCGAGTTCATCAAAAAGAGCATCAGCAAGGATTTCACCGATTTGACGCTTGTTATCTTTGCCTCCGGAAACAACCAATTGACCAATCAGGCTACCTATATTGATTGAAGATCCTTTCTTTCCGGAAAATATACCGCCGTCTTCTTCATCCGATTCTTCTTTGAGTCTACGTATGATACCTTTTTCGGGTAACATAGCTTCATTGAATCTTTGCATAACGGGTCTTAACCTTGGAGTTTCGGTTTCTATGCCTGATGTAAGAGTTGATACAAAGGATTTTCCATAAGCACTTGTTTTAGAGAGCGGTCCTTCTTTTGCATCTGATTGATTGACGGTTGGAACAACACCACGAGTAAATAAATCGATCGTTCCTTTCTTAATTGTGTTCACTCCTGAAAGAAGACCATCTTTAAAAGTGTCTACAAATTTGAGTCCGTAGTTTTTCGCTGTTTCAACTTTCTGATCAAAAGTGCTTGCAACATCATTCATTGTGATTCCAAGAACATTCTTTCGTTGTTTCATCCCCAGGGCAAACGTATCTACAAACGCAGCACCACTTCCAGTCAAATTGGAGAGAGGTCCTTCATCTGCGTTCGAGTGTGGTAAAAAACGAGCGATCACACTCATTACAGTATTGACTGTCGATTTCAAATCGCTAATCGAGTCCAATATTCCCAAACCGAATGCATTAAAAAGACTCAATCCGGATTCTTTCATACGATTTCGGATGTTCCCTATAACATTGCTGATTGCGGACCAGATTAAACTTCCGATTCCTAAAAACGGATTCACAAACGCTAATATTAGAGCTTCTTTAACTCCATACGGAAGTGAGTTAAATGCATCTAAGATTTGAGATGTAAAACCGGTTACGAAATTCTTAAGTGTATCCCAATGAGATATGATAAGAGCCGGAACAGCTATCATCCAAGTTACGGGTAACGTAAGTAAAGCGAGACCATAGACAAGGCCCTTAACCCAGCTAGGAGAATCACCCCACATTGATTTGATCTTTGCGCCTCCGGAAACAATTCCGTCCCACACGGTTGTTAAGAAGCCCACTATAGAATTCCAATGCTCATGTATCAAAAGAGGAATTCCAATAAAGGGAAGAAACCAGGTAATCAGGAGCTTAACGAATCCGCCAAGACCCGCCCACGTTTCGGTAATCCAAGTCCAAGCGGAAACCGCCGCCGTTTTAATTTCATCCCAATAAGTAATAAGCAAAGCGATTCCCGCGATCGCGGCCACGACACCGATAACGATCCATCCAAGTGGATTCGAAACAAGTCCGAGATTCATTGCAACGGAGAACGCTGTCCAGGTTCCTTTCAAGAGGAGAAACGCGCCGGCTCCAAGAGAAGCGGCTGTTGTGAGCATTAGAAACGTTCCCGCAAACTCCGCGATTTTCGGATTCTCTTTTAGAAAATCGTTTACGATCGAAAGTCCATTCGCAAAAAGCGAAACGATTGTCTTGAGACCGGAATCTTCGATTCCTTTTCCAAGGATTTTTTGAAAATTTTCCCAACCCTCGCTGGCTCGTTTCATTTGCGTAGGAAGAGATTCGAGGTTTGCCTGTTTCGCAATTTCCAGATAACGATAGTCTTTGTTTTTACTGAGTTCTACAATTTCATGTATTTTATCTCCTAATTCGTCCGTCTTTGGTAAGAGGGTATTGATGAATTGTACGGCTTCATCGGAACCATACGCTTTTTTTATGATATCCATCTCCCCTATATCCAACGAGTCCCCAAATTTTTTACGGAGTTCAGCCAATTGTTCTGAAGTGTTTTTTAGTTGTCCATTTGCGTTGTATGCGTCTAATTTCAGCTTACCAAATCCTTCATTTAAATGAGTTAGATAGGATTTCCAGGAAGTTCCCGCTACACCTGGGTCCATCGTGTTTAACAACATACCCAAAACGGCTGACTCCTCCTCAAGAGATATTTTTAGTGATGCCGCTGTCGAACCAATGCTCTTCATCGCTTGCTCAATCGTTTGACCGTCCGCACGGTAAACATTTGCAGCCCACGCAATATCATTCGCGATATTTTTACCAAACTCAACATTATCCATATCGGAATAGAGATGTTTGAATTGGTGATATGCCATTCCGAAGAGTTTTGACATTCCCTCAAAATTCCCTTTTGTCGCTATTGCAGCGTCTAAAACAGATTGTGTAAAATCTACGAGTTCAGTTCCGTTTAAATCACTAACAGCCGATTTTAGATCATAGATACCAGTTAATATTGTATCAGTTGATTCTCCCATCCCCGACGACATTGAGTATGCTGCTTTCGTTATATTATCAACTTCTTTTGAAGTTAGTCCGAGAGACTTGAGGTTTCCCTCAAGTTTAGAAGTCTCCATCCGAGCATTTACAAAACTCATAGTGAGAGAGCCAACAGCCAATCCTGCTCCAATCAGGGCTCCACCCATTTTCATATTGGAAATAGCACCATCCATCTTCACAACATCAACATGAGTTTCTCCAAGTTTTTTACGCATCGAGTCCCACTTGTCGTTAATTTCGTCGAGTTTGTTCGAAGCAAGGTCGCGTAGAGTAATCACTACACCAAGTTCAAAAATTGAGCTGTCCATGATCCTCTCCTTTTTCTTATTCCCCGTTAAACGCTCTTACGATAGCCCTGGCTAACGTATTGATCTCGATCTGTTGAATGTATTCCAGCTCGGCGGCAAGCCGAGTTTCGTAGTCGTCTCTTTCGTCGCCGTCTTCTGGATATTCAATCTTCCTTCCCGGAAAGTAATACATGAGAAGAACCTCTAATGCACCACTCCCGGACCTAAGAAGCCGAAGCTTCTCGCTTATAGCTTTTTTGCGGTTACCTCTTGTGTGGTTGCGGTCAGTTCGATCAACTTGTTACTGATCGGAATGAAGAGACCGGGATAATCCTGCGCCCATCCGTTTACGACCTCGAAACTTGGATACAAACAGCACTGACCAACAAGTCTTTGAGCGACGTCGGTTTGTTTTTCCTTTCTGGCTTTTTCAAGTGCTTCGTCTACTTGCGATTTGTTGGGAACGCGACAGATTATTTTTCTATCTTCACCCGCATCGAGCAGATGAATTCCGCCCTTATCCGCGAAGTGAGATTTGATCGCTTCGATTGCACTTTTGTTTCGTGAAATAAAGTCGTCATCGATATTCTGATACGGCTGTGGAAAACTTTCGAATGCTTCTTTCAGGGCTGGGATTGAGCTAACTAATGGGTTCATATTATTTTCCTTATATTCAAAATTTCAAAAGCGATTTAAGTAGTTTTCTTTTTTGTTATGCAAACGTTATCACCGGAATTGAAAGGAGCGCAAGTTCCAAAGGAACCGCGATCGCACCCGAATTTCCTGATTTGATATCCGCGTTGTATTTTGTGATTTTTACCGCTGGAGCGATATATTTGAAATCGGGTCTTCCTTCCGCTTTTAAAACCGCTGTAAGTGGTGCCGGTGGAAGTTTTTCGATGAGTCCGCCATACGGAGCCGCGAGTAAAACCAGACGGTCAAGCTCTTCAAAATAGATTTCGGCGGAGATTGTCCGTTTGTAGTTTTTGGTCGTGTAACCTACAACTTCGCCGGATTTCCCATACGTTAATTCGATTTCGCAAGCGTGATCGAATTTAAACCCGGAAAAGTTCACCATGTCATAACCGAAAAGTTTCAGTTCGAGATTTGTGAAGCTATAGTTTTCCTTAACGACTTCTAATGCCATTTTCTACTCCTATTTTGGTGTTGCGAAAGAGGTTTCCCATTCGATCGCTTGGGTTCTGTTGTTTACGAACATTCTGCATTTTGCTTTCAGAATGCGATTGGTGTTGAAGGTTTTATTCGGATCGAGAATGATCTCGTGCCCGGATATTTCTTTTCTGCCAGGGGCTTCCATTTCTCCAGCAATCTTGGAATCGATGTAAGTTTTCAGGTAGTCGAGACCGCCGGAACCGGAATCCACTTCCGTATCCATATTTAAGAATTGAAGGGACTCGCGGTAAAGAATTCGGTGTAATTTGTCCGCACGTCTACGCTCCGGAAGCTCTTTGAAATCGGAAGAGCTGACCGCTTTGATCTTGTCGCGTGCGACGAAGATTCCTTCATAGTCGTCATATTCTTTCAGAACCATCAGTCCCATATCGTGAAGCAGATCCATGTAGTCGCGGTATCCTTCGTTCCAGTAGCGGATCTCGGAGAAAGTTAAGGAACGCATATCCTTCACATAACCGATCGAAACGTTCACGGGAGCGGCCGCAATTTTAGCAGTTGCCATCGTTGCGAAATTTCTCCATTCTCCCATCGTGTTTCCGGCGGCCTTCACCGCGGAAAATCCACCGGCGGCATTGACTCCACCCGGAATATAACGAGCTTCTCCGACGGAAATAATCACTCTTCCCTTAGGCGATGCGAACGGATCGAATTCGTCTTGGATGTATTGGAAATACTGTGGAACGGTTTCCAAATCATTCTTTCCACGCGCTTCTAAGATGATGAACGAAGGAAGGTGATGTTCGGTTTCCATCTCTTCGAGAATCGCGTTACACGACATTGCAAAAGCACGCGTTGCGGGTCCGAGAACATGAATCCAGTAGGACCGGTATTCCCTTTTCAGTGTTTCGATCGCAGTAAGTCGGGACGCCGTGGACGCACTCGGACCGGAAATCGTAAACGTATACGTATCACCCAACACAAATGTGTTCGCTGGCGTGGAAGCATTTACGAAAGTTGCAGTAACCCCAACGTCGAGGGAAATTGGAGAACCGGAAGCGGGTGTAATGATTGGAGAGGAAAAGTTTTCGCCTCCGTCCGTAGACTTACGGTATTCTGCGGTTCCGTGCGCGCCCGATTTTGTGATTTTAAGAATCACGACACGATCACCTGTTGGAATTCCCGCAACCGTAGGAATAGCAGCCAGACCAGTGCCGGTTTTGGTCGGAGTTCCAACAGTTCCCACAACATCGTTTACAGGACGAACGCAAAGAACCGGAACCGGCTTTTGACCTTTGGATTCGTCAAATTCTTCGAAAAACTGTTCGAGCGAGTTTACAAGTTCGCCTCGACCGAAAACGTCTCGTGCTTGCGGTGCATTGTTAATTACATAAATCCGATTTGCATCTCCGGTTTCTGCAGTTCCAACTTTAGAACCTACACGATCCGGTTTGACGTCGTTGAAATTGATTCCACCATCTTGATGGTAAGTGGAAACGTCACCTGTTGCCATTCTTTCGCTCCTTTTATGGAGCGAGTAAGTAGTATATCTTTGCGCGTTATGCGCTCTTTATCTTTAGGTCGTCTTGTTCGATTCGTCGTTCTGAGAAATTCCGTTTTTTGCTTTTGGAATCGGACCTCTATATTCAGACGGTTCTTGTTTTTTAGTTTCTTCCTTTGCGATTTCCCGAACCTTTACGCCAGAAAATTCGTGATAGGAAGTTTCCAGTAGATCTTCCGGAAGATCGGATTCCGGATCTCGTCTTAGGTGATCAAAAAAACCAGCCGCAAGCGTGGGTCTAATTTCATACTTCTTTACAAACTCTGTTGCTTTCATTTTTCCTCCTTTATAATTCCCGTACAACAACTTCAATCGGCGACTCTACTTCGAGAGTTCCACCTGCCAACGTCGGAACAAGTTCCGTTTCAAAAACTCCATCTTTAAAAACGATCTCAATATAGATCTTGTACAGAGTTTTCTTTTCTTCCGGATCCGAAACAAGCGCGGCTTTTCCGGGACGAACCTCAACGGTCACACCTTGCGGAGTCACAAACCGTTTGCGTTTTGCAATATAAATCAAACTTTGGTCCACGATTCCAGAATCATCCGCACGACCGGAAAAATCTCCGATAGAGAGGATATCCCTCGTCGGATCATTGAACCAAAAATTCAGGCTGTATCTGAATTCCTGAGAAAAATGCCGTCTCAAATAACGAAGATTCTTAACTCCACTTACTTCTACGGAAGAAAGTTTCTGCCAGCGTCGACCGTCCATAACCGGTGTGACCGGAGTATGATTGATCACACAAAAAGGAGCATTCTCTTGAAACTTATCTTCTCGCGGATGCACCTCGAAAATTTTGTTCTCTGGAATCAGGCGGACAAGATCGGTAGAAGGTGGAACCGGAGACTTCATTATCGTTCCGATTAAATCCTTTAAATATGTAATATGAATCCGTTTCATTTTTTAAAAGATCCGCTAACTGCTTGCTTAAAATTTTCCTTCATCGCCGGAAATGAATCTTCAAGCGATGGTCCAACGTTCGCTCTCGCAACGATTCCTCTTGCTTCATATCCAAATTCTTGTGCTCTCGCGTATTTCGCATTCGTTCCAACCACTACCGTAAAATCATTTAACTTGATGACTTCAAATGATTTCCAAAGATCTTCCGATTTACTCTTATCACCTTCGATTAAGAACCTCGGATCAAGATTTTTCTTCCGTTTTCGCTCAACCGTTTTTTCTTTCAGAGGATCATAATCGCCTGCGTATTTCTGATCTCTGTATCCTTTCGTAATATTCGCTTGTAAAAGATATCCGTTCTCTACATACGCGTTTGTCATTTTGGTGAGAAGATTCTTCTTTGCGTTTTTTATTATGCTGTTGAAGTTATCCTCAAAAGACAGACCGCTCATTTCAAATGAACTCGATTTCCTTTTTCGGATTGATTCAATCCGAAAGAAACAATCCAAAAATCACCTTTCTTGTTTATCGGAATAAACTTCTCGATCAACCAAGCTTGTGCCGCAACCTCTTCGGAAACTGGACCGTCGGGAATCGCTTGATTCAGGATTCTACAATACTGATCTAAGCTGTTCTCGATGGATTTCAGTTCATCGAAAATTACTTCCGCACTTGCATCGTATCCTTGACGTTCGCCACCTTCACCGCGAGATTCCGTTTGCGATTCAACAAATAAATAACCTGGAACGGTTTTGAGAACTGTCCAGATTGGCTTTTTCATACTGTTCAGTTCTGCGTTGTCATACGATGAAAACTTTATGATCGTCAAACGCGCGTTCGTGTTCTTCTCAAAAGATGTTCGAAGAAGATTCTCGACGCTCATGCAATCCCCGATCCTTCTTGCGGATACGATCCAAAGAGAGTGAAATATGCCTTATTGCGAAATGCTGAAGCCTTTTCTCCTCGCTCTTCGACAGATAACTTTTTACTCTTTCTTCTTTCTCCGTTTTGCCCGCCGACCTGAAATTCTTCTGGATCAAGGACATCAGCTAATCCATATTCTTCGATGATCTCTGCTTTCACCAAAAGCACTTCCGCGCGCAAAACATTTCTCGGTAAAGGAGCGGTTGGGATTTCATAACCCCAACTTTGAATAAATGCCAACGCGTTCTCAGCCGAAGAATGAAGGAAGTTTTCAAATTCCGTTTCACCTTTTGAAAGTTGAACCGTATCATCCATGTCAATGGCGTGCGGTTTTACATTCACAAGAGCTTTCAGGTCAGTGATCTCGTTGAGCATTGATTCAATTCTCCTTATAATGTTTTTAGTTTTACCAGATGACTTGCTTCACTAAATAACTTACTAAATCCAAAGTTAAGGGATACTACGGTTCTCACAAACTGTTGATCGATGATTTTATCATAGTCAAGTATGGAAGAATCCTTTTCTTCGTAGTAAGCGAGGCATGAATTTTTTTCGTAAGCTAAGACCATATCATCCGGCATGCTCGGGTGAACTTTCCAAGTGCAATTGAAGAAAGGAAGAATATCACCAGAAGACACTAGTTTTTCCGAAAGATTCAAAGTTTGAAACGGCTTGAAATTTGTTTCATCGGAAAGAATCTTCATGAGCATTTTTTTATTCAATACTACATGAGAAACTTGGTGACCGTCTTCAAATTTTTCTAAAATTAACGACAAGAGGTCTTTATACTTAAAAGTTGTAGTTTCGGTTTCCCATACCTTTGCCGCAGAACCCGTGTTCCCGTCGCCTTCAATCATAACTCTAAGACCTTCTTGAGCCATTTGACGACTCATCCTAAAGCCCACTCTTTGAAGGAAGATACTTAGCATATCTATACTAACTTGACGTACGGCTTCGTAGGAAAATAAGAACTTCCTACCGACCTTCGACATTTTACCCGGTTTTTCTTTTGTTCCGATGGTCGCCGTTGAGAAGTTTGCTCCTTCTAAGACTTTTACCATATCAACATCTTCCACATCGAAATCGAGGCCAATCTGATCTATAGATTTTCCTGTAATGATTTTAGAAGCGGCTTTTAGATCATCTACGATTAGGTCATACTTGCCTAAATTCATTCCAAGAACTATTTGTTTTTCAATCCACGCGGGAAACAAGATCTTAGAATTTGAATTTTTTGTGCTAAAAAAATCTTCTACTAAAGTTGCCGAGGAAAATGGATTTAATCCCATCGACAAAAGTTGGCGCTCAAGCGGATCAATTTTACAAACATCTGAAGATTGATTAAACTCGAATCCTGCCGCGATTTCTTGCTTTAGCAAATACTCATCAACACTTAACTTTGATTTTGAGGCTTCTTGATAGATGCCTTTATCGATTTTAAGTTCTTTGATTTCTTTTTTACGAAATTGAAGGTTGGATCCTCTATTCGGGGTTACGAGACCGGTTAGTGCAAGACAAACCCCACCTTTAATCGTAAACTCACCATTTTCAAGAAAATATCCCAATGTTCCGATTTCGATTTCCTGTAAACAAATCGATATGCCTAACATGGCTATCAATCCCCAAAATAAATATGCAATTTTTTTCATGTTCTTTCCTTAATCCTTGATGAACGTAACGAGTTTTTTGGCAGTATCCACCGAAAGAATGAGGTATCTTTTCCCGGCGGAATCCTTAATCAATTTTCCGTTAGTGTTTGCTACGAGTGTATCTGGTCCAAACGAAGGTGCTGACCCTTCGTAAGGAATTTGATTAAACATTCCGTCAATCTGAACCGCAACTTCCGCCTTTTCTACGGACCTGATAATGCCATCGAATTTAGCACCATTCGCCGTAAGACTAATGACCATATCTCCGGTAATCGAGCATGGCTTTCCGACATCAGCGTCAGTGAGCGAGCTCGAATGCTTGAAGGTTAAGATTTGTGGATCTATCAATCCCTTCGCTTTTGTTTCGAATGCCTCTGGAATCATATTCCCTCCTTAAATAATTATGATCTCGTCCGTTTCGGAGAGTTCGCTTCTTTGTCCGGAAGCTCGTGTTGAATTTCCGTTCTTATCTTTGGTCGCTGGAAATTTTTGTTCCAACTTGATTCCGTATTCAAGGCCGAGAGCTTTCACTTGTTCAAGACCTGTGTTTTGAATCAAGGCCTCTATAGTTGGATTTGTTTTTCCATCCATGAACAGGCTATACGCTTTCAGAACTTGAGTTCGGCTTTCTTCCAGAATCTTATTTGGTTCTTCAAGAAGACTCTTTAGATTTGCAACGTTCGCTTTGTGATCGAACCCCGCTGGAAATTTATCAAGATTTGTGAGTCCCGCATAAGAACTAAGTGAAGATTCTAAACTTGAAATTCTTGAGCCCATCTGTTTAAAGATAACCTCTGCTTTTTCTTGAGTCAGCTCCACTTCCTCGCCCTGTTTTTCAAGACCGAGAGATTCTAACGCGACACCCAAAGCCGTGATAAGTTTGGCATTGAGTTTCATGTTATTTTCCTCCGTTTGTTTTTCTTCCTCCCCCGAGTCGGACGAGTTTATATCTTCGCTAAAATGATACGATGTGGTGTGAATGGAGAGTCGCTTTGCGTTTGGATCGGCTCCCGCGTAGACAATCGAAGTTTCTGGAACGGAAAGAATTTTTGTGATGATGAATCGAACGATATGCTTGTCGATCTCACGTCCAAGGTTTGAATAGAAATAATCCAAATCCGGATGGGACCGCTCATACGTGAAGCGAATTCCAACGGAAGTTGAATCTAAGATTGGAGGATCTGTTACAAGACGATCAATGATTGAAGAACCGAAGGCTTTAAAAATTCTATAGGTTCCATCAATACCTTCAAGACCTTGTGAATTAGACCAAACGGGATTGAGAACGTGACCGATCGAATTATCTACATTCGTTTCGTGGTCTTTGAAAATCTTCGTTTCAAATAGCTTGAGTGCGTCCTTGAGAACATTGTCTTTTGAAAAATCAATCCAATAACCCTCTATGAGAGTTTTAGACAACATCCGAAATTGAAATTCGACATACGGAGATGACTCGTCAACCTGAGTCGCCCCACCGGCAGGAGATGCGAGGTTTATTTTTTGAGGAATGTATAATCCGGAGGAGCGTAAGACGACTTGACCTTGTCCGGACTGATGAACTTGAACGCCGCTCGCAAGCGTCGCCCAGCCATCAGGAGCGTATTTTAATTGAGATGCTTTCTGCGTTTTCTTCATTGCTTCCGTTTCCGGAAGCGATCTTGAGTAGTAAAGGCGGATGATCCGCTCTGTGTTTAAATTCTATTCGTAGTATAACTTTTTCGCGATTTCTCGCACATGATCCGGAAGATTTTCTAAAGGAAATTTTCCTGTAGAAACTTCTAACGGAAAAAATCTCCAGGAACTCTCCGAAAGATCTGATCCTCCAAACAAGTGATCCAATGCTTTAAATTTTCGAACAAGCACTTGGTCCACTTCCGGAAATTTTCCTTGCAAGTCTTCCAAGATCTCAACAATCATTTCCTGCTCTTCAACAGAACAATCCTCAACGGTATCGATCAAACTTGTAATCCTTTCTTCCGTCATAAGATCGTCAAAAAAGAATCCGTATAGTTATCTCTATCCAAAAAAAAGAGCGATTCCACTTCGAATGTTTCCGCATTCACTGTAGCAAAAATTCGAGCTCCACTTTTCTGAGTTTGAGAGAAACCGTATTTTACAGTTTGCACTTTCGTCTTTTTATTCTCATGAATATACGCATACATCATACTAAAATTTTTCACAACATCAATGGCCTTGTTTGCGTATGTGGCCTCTGTTTTTCCGAAAATCTTTGCACTTCCGTCAGCTTGTCTTTTTTTCCATTGTGAACTCAAGTTTTCAGAATTCCAAACTGCGTTCCCTTGAATTGCCGCGATTTTGTTCAGTAATTCTTCTGGTTCCAACCCGCTTAAACTTCTTTCTCGTTCTCTATTACGATCTCGATTCCTCTTATTTTCCTTCAGAGGTTTTTCAATCTTACCATTCAATTTTGTAGTCGTTCCTTTTCCTGTAATCCTATTGATGACGGACTTGATCGCCATTACGATCGTCGTTCGACACTTAAAGTGAAAGGGTGGAGCCTTTACAAAAAGTTTTTTGAGAATGTCCGTAGACTTCATCGCCGGAAAATTCTTTATATCCTGGGCTGTCGGTTGACGATACTTGTCCCAAAAATTCTCGTCGACAGGAGTTGCAATGAACTCGTCGACAAAATCACCCATTTCGGAAACTTCGAAAACTCTTCCGTTCAACTCTCGACAGATCGCCGAGGTTTTAGCGTCCATCGTTGCCACGATTTCCACCTTGCCGATCCCGACCGCCTGCATTCTCTTAATCCGAGAAAAATTCTGAGAGGTGTAAACTTTGTTCCGGAAAATATCTTCGATCCGTCCGACCAAATCTTTATTATTCAAATCGGCACCGAGAGTTTTCTTAAGCTCGTCCAAAGCTTCTTTTTTTGTTTTCGTTCCATCCAAGGCGGATCGTATCGATTTTTCAAAAACTTCTCTCTTACCATTGAAGAGTTTTCCATAGTCGACATTGTTCATACGGTTGAAAAAATCCAAGGCTTCTTGATTTACAACCGGACTTATATCTCCAACACCAACTTGAAAGTCTTGTCCTAAGTCCCAAGCCTTCCGAGTAAATTCTTCTACCTGGTTCCGAGTAATATTTGGAAAGTCCGTTCCCATTTCACGAACGATGTAATCGGTCAAAAGTTTTACTGCATCGTCTTTATCGAGATAAAAGGAAATTCCACTTAAGACCTCCTTGATTTTATCTTTATACGAGCGAAAAATTTTTCTCAACCCCTTGGTTGCGATGTCTTCGAGTTTTTTTTCTTCCTCCTCATTCCATTTTCCTAATGTTTGCGTCCTCGTTGAACAGCAGTTGTCAGAGTGCCGTTTTTTTTTTCGAATTCTTCTTCAAAATCTATTAGATTATCATGATTTTCATACGAAGATGGAAAATCGTGTTGAGAATCTTTTTTCGAACCCTTTTCATTGCGTTTAAAAAGGTGTTCATAGGTGTTCACAAGGTCTTTCCCCTCCTGAGATAGGGGTTTGATACCTGAAAGCTTTAAAATGGCATGTAACGCGTTTTTGGAAACACGGGTTCCAGTAGCTTTTTCGAAGCCAATACGTTGTGCGGCTGTATCAACATCAATAATCCCGCTTGTGTAAAGGGTAATGAATCGATTAACTCGTATCGTCTCCGCTTCTTCCCTCGTTTTTTCCGCGATTGCATCCTCATCCGGATTTAATGATCGACCTGGTTTCCATTTTGCTTTCAGTCGAATAAATTTGTAACCCTTACAACGAAGATGAAGGGTCATCGCTTTTTCCAGAAAACGTTTCGTTGGATGCCGGAGATTTTCTCCTTTCATCAAAAATAGCTTACTAGAAACTTTTGCGTAAGTTTCTGTAACCGCAGTGGGTCTTCCCAGCATAAACAAATCGATGTCCAATCCCGAACTGATTTGTTCCTCGATTACATTCCAAGTGTCCTTAAAGACCGAGGACTTTTCCGATCCGATTGCATTGTATTGGATTTGTGTTCCGTCATACCCGACAAGCATTCCGGATTCTAAAGATTTTTCGATGTCCTTTGAGATCGTTTTGAGTGCATTCTTACTTTGCATTTCCGAAGACGCGATGTCTTGACCGGGCTGTATTTTTGGTTTCTTCAAAAGAACTGAAATGAATCCAAGGAAACTCCATTTGTTGGTGCTTCGATCGACGTTACTCATACCTTTTGCTTGCGTGAACATCGCCTTGAGTGCAGATATCGCCGGGGGAATCGCGTAAGGACTATCCTCATTCGTTTCTAGTGCCTCGTAGGTATAGAGTGCTTCATTTAACGGAAGTAAAGATCCGTTATCCAATAGTTGATAAGGAGCGAAACGATAACGGACCTCGCCGTTTTTGCCTTCCACTTTTTCCTTTTTGAATCGGATTCTTGAAACGGGAATAAGCTGAATCGTTTCGAGTTCGGAAAAATCCATTGAGGGAACTGGTTCGGCAGATAACGCTCCAAGGAGCGCCGTTTGTTTCATCAATTTGTTTGTAATTCCGGGATGAGTATCCAACCACTCTTCGATCTCGAGGATCATCGCATCAGCAGTTTTTTGGGTAACACCTTCAATTTCCCATTCAAACCCGGTGTTCATCAAAGATGTCGTCCGTTTCAAACTTTGGTTAAAGTCGGGATTTATCAGAGCCAGTTTTCCAAGAAGCGGCAACGTTTCTAAAGGGTAGTCCGGAGATATGTGAGACGCAAAATCTTTTATCTCGGCAAACGACTCCTTGAATGTTTTCGCTTCCGGGGAGAATACGTGATTGTCGCCTCTATTTCTATTTAGTATTTTTTCTAAGAAACTCATTGAGGAGCCCCCAACTCAAACGCGAGCCGAAGAGAATTCAATGCCATTCCAAAGTGATTTGGAACTTTCTTCTTAAAACCGTATTTTGGTTTACCATTTTCATCTTCGCCTCTTTCTCGAATCAACATTTTGAGATGTAAATCAAGCTCTTCTGCAAGAGCAAGATCAGCTCCTTCCAATCTTCTTTTGTCCGGAAAGAGAAAGAGTCCGTTCTTAATTGCGTCAACCGTATCTTGTAGAGATTCGTCGCGATTTACATTCACGACTTCTATTCCTTCTTCATCGTCGATTGTAACGAGTGGCTCTGCTTTTAGAGAAAATTTCTTCGCGAAATACTGAATCCTTATAAAATCAGAAAAGTATTTCGCAGTTCTCACCGACCAGTTTTTGTTTGGAAGAGCGTCGATCACGCCGCTGTAAACTTTGTAACGGAGAATTGCATTATTGATTTCGGATTCACTCAATACGGAAAATTTTGCGGGATAGATTTTGATTCGATTGTCGCTCGTGTGCTCGCCGAAAAGCATGTGAACCGTGTCGCCTTGGTCAGCACCCATGTAGGTGAAAGTGGAAACCGATTCAGGTATCCCATGTTCTCCACGGTTTGCATCGATGATTGATTGTGTGATCGGCTTTTCATCATCGGTGCTGTATGGCCAGCCGACAACAGAGATGTAATAGTTCTTCTTTTTGATTGTAGTTATTGCTTCTTTCCATCGATTGTAATGTTGTTCAGGCGTTCTCATCGTATTGAAAAATTGAGAAACTTGAACACCGGTATTATGATGTTTTTGTATAGCAGGAACGTAAGTTCCTTTTTGCGGGTTCAAGGTCGCGCCACATTTACAAGCAAAAACGACTTTAGAATTCTTCCCGGTTTTTACTCCGAAAATTGATCCAGGTTCATCAATGAAACGCTGGATAAGATTATTCCATTCGTTGCAAGCCTCACATTTTACAAGCCACCAACATTGATTCGTGTTTTTCCACTCTGCGTGAATTCCAAAATCTTCAAAGGACGGCTGAGAAATAACACGACTTAAAGCCAGTTTCGAATGATCCAATCGGTCGTTTGCAAATTCAGCATGTTCCTGGTTCTGTTCATCGAACTCATCTAGATAGTTTATGTCTGAATCGAATGTCTTTACCTGCTTTAAAGTTTCTGTTGCTCTAAAGGCAAGAGTAGACTCAAGATATTTCAAGAGCTGAACGTTCTTGATTGAATCTGTTTGTTCTACGATTTTTTTGATATGTGGTGACACTTTAATCATGTCTTCCACCCGATCCTGAACAAAAATTCTCATGTTTCCTGCATCCGGAAAAAACCATGCTAATTTTAAAGAATCCTTTTCCGCTCTCCAAAAAGATTCAGCAATCAATAAAGTGGATAATGCAACTTGTCCACCTTTCAAAGCTATGAAGCGTTTTGCCTTTTCGAGTAACTTAGCTATCTCCTCAAGGTAAGCATGACCTTGAAAAGAATATCGATGAATACCTATTGAACTTCGAACATAAACTTTTGAAAGGAGATATTCTACAAAGGAATTATTGGCGAACTTCCGATCGCCTAAATCCATGATCTCCTGAATCAATTCTTGATATTTTTCGTTCGAACTCATTTTGATTTTTCAATTCCTTTCGGTTCTTCAATAATGATGGCGTTCACATCTTTTACGTTACTATACTTCGCAAACCACTTATAAAGATTTTGCTGATGTAGTCCCCATTCTTCTTTGAGTGCTTTTTTTGTTTTGGTTCCGGACATGAATAATTGAAAAAGAGTAAGTGCAATTTCTCGAATATTTATCGAGCCGTCGTCATGTTCTTCATGTGAAATCTGATCCTTTGCATATAAACGCCAAAGGCTAAGTAGATTGGTTGGATCTTTCGCTTGTAAGATCATCTTTCCAGTTTTATCAATAACAGAATTAAAAATTGCATCCATAATCATCACGTTATTCGCTTTGATCTTGGATCTCATGTCCGTTATTTGATCTTGAGTTTTGACGTTTATGACGTGGTTTGTTTCCTCACGATAATCATCCCAAGTTTTGCCAAACTCGTCTTTAGTGGCCGCCCATTTCCGTATTGTATTCGCGGAAAGTTTTGGAAAATCAGGCTTTAAAATCTCTGCGATTTGCTCCGGATTTTTTCCGCTGATGTATAGAATCCGTGCGCGGAGTTTATCTTTTCCATCGTAAGCCATCTTATCCTTTCTCGATCTCCATATAAAAGGTCGTAGGAACTCCTATTGTAAATAGATCGTCTAAGTCGTAGTGTATTTGATGACCGTTTGGATCTCTATAACTCGGACCGATTCCATATGGATCAGAAACTTCGAGTAATTTTTTACCGTTATCGAGTTCTAAAATTCCGAGTCCACGAATGATGTGCCCGCTGCGAGTAAGTTTGGTACCGAGTCCACAAGGATAATGTCCGTTTTTAAAGTAGTTGCAAAGTTCGTCTTTGTTTCCTGTTTTTTTCACAAGGCGTAACTCAATTTTATTTGCACACATCAGTTCGTTAAAATGTCTCGCGTGATCCGCAGAATCGTAAACGTTCAGCTTGTTTATCCTGATCCAGGTTTCGAGAAGAGTGTAGTAGTTATACGTCGTTAAGTTTACAAAATCGGGAATGTTTTTTAGCATGCCGACAAATACGATCATGTCTTGAAAGACGTTTCCCATACACTGCTGGTAGTCGCGCAATTCGAAATAGGGAGTAATTTGGTCCCCGCGTTGAGGGTTCCAAGGTGCAATGGGATAGGAACAATAAACTTTCATGGCACCCCCAACAGGTTACGAAACTTATACACCAATATGCCAACCAGTCCAAGGACCGCAAAAATCCCAACTACTATCATCGAATTCCTAAGTCCCTTCCACTTATTTGCGAACTCTTTGAGTTTTGAATTCTCCTCTCTAAGTTCTTTTAACTCCTCGTTTTGTTCGCTACAAACATCCAAAGCTTTTTGAATATTCCGTTTTTCTTTCGATTCTGGAAAGGTATCCACATCGGCTTTTGCTGATTCATAGATCGCCTCATTTCCAGTTTTTTGTAAGGCGGTGCAGGCGCAAAAATACAGTAGAACCAAACAGATCAATTTCATAGCCGACTACTCCCGATCCCGGTGTCAGATTTTTGTCCGGTTTTACCCTGAATGTTTTCGATCAAATCACTCAGAGCTGTCGTTTTCGAATTTAGATTTTCATTGATTCGCTTTCCTAAATAGAAACTTCCAGCTACGGAATAAAATACGATCAACCACTGAATCAGATCCATATGAAGCGGCCTTAACGAATCCGGCGATATGATTGAAAGAACAGAAAGTGCAATTAGATAAGAGATCGTTAATATAAATACGGTCCAAGTTCGTAATGTTGTATCGGAACGTTTACCAGTCCTGTCATCGGTATATAATAATTTCATTCCGATTTCCTTTGATAAGAATTCAAACGGATCAAATCTTTAACATCGGCTTTTATTTCTGAAAGATCTTTGGCGATCGCGGTCATTTCCGTTTCGATCTTTACGATTCGAATTTCATGGTCCTTATACATCGTGTTGTATTGAACGATTCCACTGACAACGAAACCTAAGATTACAAGAACATCCTTGATTCCGAGTTTGATTTGATTCACTTTTGGATTCTCCATTCTCCCCCGCAAAAAAAATCCCGCACTGAGGCGGGTTAGTTACTACTTAATCGCTTCCGATTGTGTGGAAAGAATAACAGGTTAGGCTAAAAAGAGAAAGGTGCTTAGAGGTTCTCAAAAAACGCACTGGCCTCTGTTTTTTAAAGAAGAGTTTTTTAGAAAGAAAGGGATTAGATCAGTAAATTTCTTTTTTGGTTTTGAGTGAACGAGATATTTTGTCGAGATCGGAAATTAGAAAACGACGGGTTCTTGGTCCCCACTCAATAAACGGAATTTCATGGTCTATAACGTGTCGATTAAATGAACGCAAGGGTAGATTCAAATACGTTGCGGCTTGGCGGGAGGTAAGAGTTATTTCCTTCTCTGTGGGAATGAGCGTTTCTTTAGATTCAACGAGTGGTGTCCCATCTACTTGTAAAGCTGGTTGGATTAATTTTAGAAGTGATCCATTACGAGTATGACCTTTGATCGACGACATGCCATCCGGTTGAAATGGCATATTAGATTTTTGTCAAGTATTTTTTTATTGGCAATGCTCTTTCATTGTATTATATGCTTCGACAAAACCGAATTCTCCCGCTTTACTCAGATCACTACAACCAGAATCTTTATTTCCAAGAGCTATCTGGCTAAGACCTCTCAATTGATATGCGTGTGCATATTTAGGGTTCAACTTTATAGCCAAGTTTAAATCTTTAATCGCGCCTCGTGGATCATTGCAAAAAACTTTAACCCCTGATCGAGACAAATATGCTAATGCACTTTTCGGATTTAACTCAATTGCCTTATTACAATACTGAATACCTTTTGTAGGATCTTCTCCATTGGCATAAGAATAACAAACACCTGAATAGAAATCAGAATTTTTTGGTTCTGCTTCAATGGCGTTTAAATAATAATCAATTGCCTTTTCTCTTTGCCGAAGAGAAAACATTAACCTACCTAAATTTGCAAACGCTTGTCCAAACTTTGGATTGATCTCCGTTGCTTTTAAATACAATGTTTCTGCATTTTCAAAATCCTCATCCATTTCGGCAATGTATCCCCGAGAAAAAAAACCGTAATCTGATTCAGGAGATATTTCTATAATCTTGTTTCTCAGTTTCTTTTTCTCGTTTTCGTTTAAAGTTTTCATAGATTGATCGAACAATTTTTTCGCCTCATTTCGATTTGTATCCGTGGCAAATACAGCGAATGAAACCAAAAGAATCAAAATAAATATTTTCATAATAAAATTCCTTTAAATTAACAAAAATGAAATCAATGATTGAGTCATTGGTAAGAAATCTAAAAAAAAGGAAAATCAAAAATCATTCCGTCGGATTACGAAGGTATATTGTGATGGTTTATCAGAAGATTAGTAACTTATTATATGATTTCGTGGCGGACTTACGTGCTGGAACTCCGACTTCAAAACTTGTCGAAATTTATACCGACAAAATCATTCAGGTTTTTCGGGAAAAATCCGATCAAAAACCGTCTTAAATAGTTCCAGATCGATTTTATCTAAATCTAAAATTCGTTCCATTATATGATAAAGGTTTTTAGACTCGATCTGTTTCATTTTAATTCTTTCGCGATCTACTTTTTTTAAAAACTCGATTTGATTTTGGGTTAGCAGTTGCCATGCACCCGGTGGAAAACGCTTATCGCCTTCACCCAACAATAGCCAAAACGGATTGTATCCATGAGTTTTCATTAATTCATAAGCAAGTTCGAAACTGATCGGTCGGATTCCTGCAATATAATTATGAATTGTAGTCGGAGCGACTCCACCAATTCGAGCAATTTCGGCCGCACGCAAATTGCATTCGGACATAATGAGTTTTAGTCTATTGGCCTGTGTTTCACAATCGTCCACTTTTTTGTTTGACTCTTGACTCAGATTTGCAAAATTATTACATCTTGTGAGCTGCAATAGTTTATCGACTTTTATTGTGTCAAAAACAAGGATTTTTAGAAAAAAACTCGCATAAAAAAAGAGAATTTTGTACCGCAACGCCGGTATACTTAGAACACTTGTTTACGGAATAAGGGACGGGATTCGGATAAAATGGAAAGTAAAAAAGACCTGTTACCCCATGAATTAATTTTTTTAATTCATCAGGAACTATGTCGCAATATGACAGAAAATGATGATTTAGATCTGACTGTCCAATGTATTGCAATGGCTTCATGGAATTGGTTTTTACAAAATCGAAAATAAATTATCTCTTCATTCCACTGACTATTTTTTCCAAAGCCTTAATTTGATCCTCTGTCAAATTTGAATTTGTTAGAAGATCTATCAATCGTCTCAAAGCTGGGTTTCGATTTGCATGGACCATCGATTTCCAGGCCATATTAGCATTTTCAATTGTTCGAATTTCTTTTTCGGACAGAAATATTTCCCCCTCTTTAGTTAAAAGCCAAAGGGGATTTACTTTATGCACATCACGCAACTTACGAATAGCATCTGCAGACAAATCCTGAGTCCGTCCATTAATTAAATCATTTATGCGACCTGGAGACAAATTCAGTGAGTCCGCCAGTTCTCGCTGACTTATTCCCAAAGTTTCCAATAATTTTTCAATTTGCTCTTTCAGACTAAAAATTCCGTTTTCGGTATTTTTTTGATTGACGAATTACCGTTTTCGGTATTTTGTCAATCCAGGCGGGAGAGTTCCCGCCAATATTCGGCCAAAATTGACTCAATACTGCAACTCGTAACATAGAGACAGTATCGTCAAACCGGCGCGAGATTCAAACAAAAAACGGAGTTAAGGCAGCCTTATGATCATTACCAACGGAGACGAGTGTAAGGATTTCATTTGTATCACACTGAAAATGAAAACCCTCGCGAAGTTCGCACGAGAGGCGGGAATCAATTATGACTACCTTTCAAAAAGTCTGAACGGACAGCACTCGTATACCGAAGTCCGTGAGGCTTTCAAAAAATTCGGTGTTCCATTCCGTATAGGAAAACCTTCTCACAAAAATTCCAAGAAAGGACGGAACGCCGCATGATTTCTTCAACTGCTCTCCACGTTCTTACAGATATCGAAGAAAATATGGTCATTCAGATCGCAGAATACGTAAAAGAGCAATTCCCAACTTTCGATTGGAGATGGGACGACCACAGTGAGATGAGCGATAAAGAAGTTTCGGCACTCTTTCTTGTTAAAAACGACATCAAACACATCTGCAGTAATCATCCGAATAAGATCCAAGAGTTTATCAGAGTTCTTGAATATATTTTGGAAGAGGAGTTCTGCGAATGACTGTCACACAACGCATCGCGTTTCTAAGAAAGAAAATCCTTCTTGCTAAACTATATGAGAAAAACGGAAACCGAAGGACTCATGCCAACATCATTAGCTTGCTTCTAACTCGGAACGCGTTTCAAGACGTGTTTATTCAAGACCTAAAACTCGAAGCAGAATTTGAAGCATGGCAGAACGAACAAATCATCAAGGAGAACTTAGAACTTGAAAACTGAAACATGCGCGAAATGCGGAAAACGAACCAGATTTATTTTTCAAGGTAATCTATGCCGAAAATGTCTGGCCCCTGCTCTTCAAAGAGGAACAAAAATCATTAACGAAGTTCAACCGTTATTTTTTATACGTTCAAAAACAGAATCTCCGGAGGACGCGGTATGAATACACCCAAAAAAGACAAAATTCAAAAAACTCTAAAAATAACCAAACGAGTCTTTGAAGAGTGTTGGAGAGAGATCCCCGAATACATGGCAAAAAAATTATCCGCCATTGAGTTAGCGGAATACATACAACGCCACATTCTCCCGGTAGTTAACAGAAGAATGTTATCAAACCCTTATATTCAATATAGGGCAAATAGACGTTTGATCGGGGTAGCCTAACATGAAAGGAAGTCGGGTTTTACTGAACGGGAATCTCATTCATCGAGGAGATTTGTGGCGTCGCGGAAGAGTCATGTCAGAACGCATCGGTCTGATCGTAATCCAGAGCAAGATGACCCTAAGAGACATCGCATGGTATTATTCCCAAAAATGGCCTCATATAACGCCGGGATCTAACTATATGAGGCCATTCGACCAAAGCCATTTTACAAAAATAATCAAAGGCACTCGGAATACATTACGTTATGTGAAAGCGATTGAAGAATCCTGGGGACTATCGATTGAGGAGATTCGTCGTATCTATCGAGAGGATAAGGAACGGGAAAGATTAGAAGAGCCCTATAGTAGAGAAGAAATTAATACATTCGCAAATTGGTATATTCAGATTTTAAAAACAAAAAGGGCGGCATCGTGAACCCACTAAAATCTAAACCGAAAAAAGAAAACATAGATTTAACGATTTTGAAGGTTTTTCTAACGTATCCGTCTATTTTTAGACATTACGCGGATGTTGCGTTACTGACCTTAAACGAAGGAAAAACACGCACAATTCACCGCGCACTTGAACGATTATACAAAGCAGGACTTCTGAAAAAATATAGGATCAGTTCTTATCTAAATGCCGAACTCATCAATTCTATTTATGGAAAAAAAACCGTAATTCGGGAAAATCTTTCAGCATCCACAGAATATTCAACAGACCGAAGTGTCGGCTTAGAGCTTCAACTAATCAAACATTTCCTTTCGGACACTTCCGGCCTTTGGACAGTAACTGAACTTGCTCTTTTGCTGGCTCGACCCAGTGCAACTATTCAACACAACCTAAACATGTTAGTCGAACACGGCTTAGTGATGCGTAACGTAGTTGACAATCTGAAAAGTAAAACGAATCCAGTGGCGTATAAACTCCATCCGACTTTTGCTATGAACCTATCTTCGGATAAACCGAAAATTTTGAAAACTATTCAGGAGACAATCACACAATGAATTTAGAGATCGAACAAAATATAGAAACCGCACTCGTTCCAAAGACAGGTGGAGATTCAGAGCGAGAGTTATTAGCCAGAGCCATTTACTTGAGTCAGAGAATTCAAAGTAATCTAATCGCATTCTGTTTTGACTTAAAGGAGATGAGGGATCATAAACTTTTTACGAAGTTAGGATACGAAACGTTCAAAGATTACTTACAAGCCACTATGCCAAAATTCATCCCAATCAGTTTTGCAAAAAATATGCTGATGCTTTCGGACAAGATGAGTGAGGAAGAATATTCAGGAGTAGATCAAGATCAGATCAAGGCATTAGCTAAAATCGCGTCTGATTCTGATGTATATAAAATCACTAAGATGGGAACTGTGCATTTAATTGACGGCCAAGAACTGACAATCGAAGAATATGAATCCATTCGTGCAGAAGAAATTGCACAGAACACAAAAACTTATCGCGAAGCGATTAAAGTTGTTGAAGAACATAAAGAACTAACCAAAGAAAAATCACGTTTAGAGCGAGATCTTGAAGTAAACGAAGGACTGATCGAAAAACAGTCCGACAAGATCAAACAACTATCCGACGCTATCGATTATCTCGCAAAAGAAAAAGAAACCGAATCCGATTTGATTACAACGGTCGCTACGAAAGTCGGAGCAACCAAAAAAGTCATGGAATTACTTCTCTCCATCGAACAAGCGGTAGTAGAAATCAACGCAATCGACGAGACGTTAAAAAGTGATCACGATATCGCGGCCAGTGTCCTGCAACTCGAAACAATGTTCAAACTCGCTGTCACAAAAATCAACAACGTTTGGAATCCGCACTTTTTCGCCATTCAAGATAACTAATAAAAGGAATATAAATAAGAGAATGGGAAGAAGAGAGATCGACATAACAATTCTTAACGAACGCTTTATGATGTGGCGGAACGCGTCATCACGTTCGGATAAGAAAAACATAATCCTTACTTTTGCGGAACAGTTTGGAGTGTCGAAAGAAACGATCTATGACCGTTTTCGAGAGATTGAGAACGGAGTTTCGAGAACGATTGTCGCAGGATACTCAGGAGTCGCACAGGTTCGAAAATCTCAGGATCAACTCGAAGAAGAGAAAGCACACATGCTGACGATCGCTCTTATCAAACGCGGTGGGAAAGTAGGACGCCAAGGTTACGGAGTATCCACAGAACTCGCCCTTACCGCCGCAGAAAATGAAGGTCTTATTCCGCGAGGAAAATACACGCGTTCGACGGCAGATCGTTTACTGAATCAACTTGGAATTTCTACGAGACTGGTTGATACTCCATCGGTAGCAACCGAATTGATCAGTCCATATCCAAATCACTGTTGGATTGTTGATGCTACAGTAAAGAACCATTATTTTCTAAATATCAAAAAAGACCGTATTGATTATCGATCAGATATTAAATACGATTCTTCTCACGGAATGGATATCCTTGAGAAACATTCACTCAAACGAATATGGGATTATTTCATAGTGGATAACCACTCGAAATCCTATTTGATGATGACCTTTGCCCCGGACCCGAAAACTGCCGGGGCAAAACATGGGGGAGAAAACACAGCCGACTGGATTACGTTTTTGACGTATGCGATGATGATTAAAGACGACTTACGAATTCCTATTTGTGGCATTCCTAAACTCATTTTCTGCGATGAAGGTTCCGGTTTAAATTCCAATCACATGAAATCTTTTCTCGGTAGTCTTGGTATCGAGGTTAGGAATCATTTTCCTGGACACGCTTCCGCGAAAGGTGCGGTTGAATCTCGAATTGGAGCCTACAAACGGACGTTCGGAGTTACGATCAATAGAGGGACAATTTATTCTCTCGATGAATTACGCAGTTATGACAATAGATATTTGATCTACGATAATAACAAAAGCGGAGCTTTTCAAAAATGGGCAGATGGAATCAAAGACCACCCAATCACAAAAACCACTCGTAAAAATATTCAAGACGCTCTTGTTACCGAAGAAGAAAAAGTTATAACCGCATATGGCACAATCCAGATTGACAAACAACATTACTTCGTAAGTTCCGAGTTACCACGCGGAACTAAGGTTGTTGTTTTTACGAATAGCGAGAATTCTCGATGTGTTCAAACAGATGACGGAAGAATCTTCAATGTAAAGTCCTATGGCAAGATTCAAAGAAACATCGAAACCTTTGAAATTCTGGATGGGCGTGGTCATGAAATCAGGCAATCGGAACTAAAACAATTACGAAAACATATTCAAGAAACTTCCCAAAAGTTTAAAGAAACGATTAAACAAGAATCCTACTTACGTGATACAAATATCACCTTCTTCCCAGCACAAGGGGAAGATGCAGAAACACACGTCGCAATGGCTCCGGCTAAAATTCTAAAAGTAGACGAAGCTATTACGTACGTATTAAACGAAACTGGATTTACTGCGGATGAGATTGGTGAAGATGATCTCGATGCTATGCGTGAAGTTTTCGGTAAGTTTATCGATAAATTCGGATACGTTCCATCCGAATCACTTTACAAAATCGTAAACATCTATCTCGGAACCGGAACGGGTGGATAAGCAATTTAAAACTAAGGAGTTACTACAAGTGAAAGAAAGAATAGAAGAGTTGGCGGAAATTTTTGTCCGAACAAAAAATTCAAATAGGATTCTGAATTTTTGCACAAGCATTGCGGACAAAAATCAGTGGACAGCTATCATAGGACAACCTGGAAGCGGAAAGACTGAAATCAAAAAAGAATTACTACGAGTTCTCCGAGGGTTGCCGGATAAATACATCGTTGTCGAAATTCCAGTCTTTCAATCCGTACAGCCTCGAACCGCCGCGGTAATGAAACAACTTATAAAATCCGTCGATCCAGACATTCATGTTCCTGGCTCGATTGAATCTAAGTATATCGTTCTTCGGAGTGTTCTCGCAAGTGCGTATCTGGCAAAGAAGAAAGTCGTAATTATCTTTGAGGAGAGCCAAAATCTAAGCCATAACATGATGCGCGAATTGAAAATGCTTCATGAGATAGAAGGTATGGGAAGAGCTAACCTTTTTTCGATGATCATGTTTTTGAAGACTTCCCCAAAATTTGAAGAGGTCTTTAAAACTCGTGAGATTGGTAAACGTGTTCTCGTTGAAAATATGCAACTCCCAACTTCTTCGGAAGCTCTGGAAATTGCACAGAAAAAATTTGGATTAACTTTTCAGGATGCCGCCGCGAAATCTGACTTTCTTCAAGCAACTGGAGAGTATCCAGCATCAATCAAACACCTCGCTCAAACGCTTTGGAAACAACCAGGATTCACAGGTAAAGTTTCGAAATCGCTTCTTATCTCAACAAAGATAACAGCATTCAAAGAAGCACTTTTAGAATACGGAGTTTCTAACCGAGTCATCAAAGAATATTTTAAGCGTGTAAAGAATAAGGATGTTTCAGTGGGAGCGATTAACGAATCACTCAATTACAAACGGAACAATAATATGGCGGAAGAAATTCGCACTGTAGCCGGACAGATGCTTGAAGAAGCAAAGTTAACACAAGCCGTCTAACGCATTTATTTAAATTAGGAGGAAAAATGTCTAACGAAACGAACGACGATACGAAGGGAAAGAAAAAAGGAAGCGGTGAAAAGAAGGAGAAGGTGGTAAAAGAAAAACCCGCTCCTATTCTCATCAACTCAGAATCCGAGAAAGAAACAGCGTTGCTTGAAATTCAAGAAATGATGAGTAAGATCAAAAACGATTCTGAATTAAAAGGATGGGAGGAGGAACTGGAACAACTCAATAAACGTGCGATCGAACTCAAAACTTTGATTAATGATCGCAAGAAATTCGTTTCTTTTGAAAAGAAGGGGATGGAAGAAAAGATCATTCTTCTTAAATCCGGAATTGCGGATTACGAAGTTAACAAAGTTCTCGGTAAAATCGCTTAAAAAGGTAAGTAAACATGCCAGTAAAAAAGAAGACGGCCAAACAAAAGGCCGTAAGGAAAACGGCGACAAAAAAAACGGGAAAGGTTCCGACAGTAACGGCGGTTCCTACTTCCGCGAAAGGGTTCGCTGTAGATATGAATCCTGAAACAGATAAGGAGGTAGGAAGTGGCAAAGAAAACACCGAAAGGGAAAGTTGAACTGTCGGATAACCTTTATAAAAATCGCGCCGATCTCACTCAAGCTATCGCACAGCTTGGAGAGATCAAGCGCGAAAGAGATCGCGTCAAAAGTGAGGTAGACGACCAAATCAGCCAGCTTACAACGCAACTCCAAACCGACCTTACCCCGCTGGATGTAAAAATCCAGCACATTGTAGCAGGGATTAAACTCTACGTTGATAAAAACAAGGATGAGTTATTTCCAGATAAAGAGTATAAGACTTGTAAACTTCCAACGGGAGAATTGAAACTTCGAAAAGTTCCGGCTTCAGTGAAGACTCGTGCATCCGCCAAACTATTCGAAAAGATTCTTTCCGAGAATGGGCTCTTAGAAAAGTTCAATAATCTCGTTTCAAAATTGAGCGGAATCTATCTCCGTGTAAAATTGGAACTGAATAAAGAACAGATCTTAGCAGAACCCTTGAGGGCAACGCAAAAGATCGGAGTCGAGCTAAACGAGGAATCGGAAAGACTCTACATTACTCCAAGTGAAATCGACGCCGAGATCGAAGCCGTGGGGGACGCCGCGTAATGGTTCTACCCCGGACGTCAGAAGTTACCTACTCAAATTTGCTCTCCATTGTGGAGAGCTTTTTGGAGTCTCGCCAAAGATCATATTTCAAAAGTATTCAGAAAGAAATGATAGCTATAAACCAGTTTATGACGAACGGAATACCAGCATCAAAAGTTCTCGATCTCCTCGAAAAATTGATCGCGATACGAAAACATCCAAAATTTGGTAAAGAATCGTTTTGGATGTCTGCGACTGAGAACATCTCAGGGGCTTACGCGTATATGCAGAAAATTGAAACTGTTCATGCTTCAATTTGGCCCGAAGCAGAGAAACGAAAAGAAGAAATTAACCTTAAAGATCCGAAACGAGGATGGAGAGGATTCTTAGAATTTTCTAAGCAGTTAAACCGAGATCTTATTATTGAAATCAAAGATCTTCCAATTACTGAAAAATTCGAATCAAAGACAATAATAATTCCTAAATGTTCCGAAAAAGCAGAGCTATTCATATTCAAATTCTTTCATGAATCAAATTCAGGATGGAAGATTATTAAAGAGGAACATAATGCAAACAACCTTTAAAGCACAACTTAAGATTCAATTCGAAGATCTGGAATTTAACGATTTTTCCGATGCAGTCCAAGACGAGTATGGAATCGTGAACGTCAATACTATGACTCAATACGCAAAGAGAAAACTCGGCGTATCTCAAGTTACTATTAGAAATTGATAGAGGATCGAAGAAAATGAAACGTCCTCTTACTGGAAACTTTAATTGCATAGAGAAACACTTTTATAGACCTCTCAGATCTGGCGAGGTGCGAGATACTATGATTCTTGGTCGATGTAAACACGGATATCATGGCGGTTATCCTGCCGGTTTTTTGGAACGCGCAAGATTGTTATTGGTCGGAGGTGATCAAGACGCTTCGATCTGGCATATTCCAGGAGGAAAAGCGAAAGAATATAACGGCATCCGCGGAGGTGTTCATTTAACGGGATACGGAAAAAATGATTATACGATTGATCTTGATCCGAATGTAAATCCGGATTTCTGCCTTGATGTTCGTCAACTCAGTAGCCACTTTATTCCACAAGAAAACGGAACTTTGCTGTTCGTTCCGATTCTACAATATGCAGAATCAGAACTATTCGAATTCTATAATACAAAACCACAACATCCGAATATACTTGTTTTTTTTCGACCGAAAGCAATCATCATTGATAGGCCGTATGATGAAGCGAACGCCGATCAATACGCGCCCGGACGAATTGCTCTCCCAAATTTAAACAAACTTCTCATAGACTGTTTAGATCTCGTGAATCAAGGCTCGCTTGTAGGCGTTCTGGATTACAAATGGCCGAATCCATCTCCTTCGAAGGATTATGAAGAGGTTTGGGCGTGTTCCGTCGGAACTGGAAGAGGAAGTACCGCTCGTTGGTTTACGATTTGGAGGAAACGATGATTCAGATGTATTTTGGGAGAGTTACCTTTCTTGATGAAGACTTGTTTGTATCCTTACCATTCGTCCTGGAAGCGCCTTCGATCTATCAAGTGTTTTCACTCATCCAAATTAAATATAAAATTGCCGAAAAGGACATATTAGATCTGGAAATTACAAATAGAAAAGCGATCAGCACACGTAAGGATAGATCGCTCATAGGATGGAAGGAGAACAACTATGAATGATTGGGAAATTGCAAAGTTGATTTTATTTTATACATTTTGGACTTCGATCGTTTTTTTCTTCTTATTAGCAGTTTTTTGTCGTGTAGTCATAGACTGTATAACGTTCTTTTCGTCCTGGCGTAGCTCTGATTCAGAACGGATAGTATTACAAAAATATGTAACAGAAGCTCTGAGTTATAAAGGGCCGTTTAAAAATAGAGTAATGGCTAAAGCATTGCTGAGAATGGCACGAGAGATTGATTTATTAAAGAAAAAATCGAAATGAAAATAGTAACATCATATCATCATAAAACCGATAAACTGTTGTCGGATGGATTTGTTGTTTTTAATATTTCCCGATTTTCTCCTCGTTGGGTTGCAAAAGGAAAACAAATCCAATTCAAAATACTTGCCCCGTCCACAGAAATGCTGGACGAAGGATATGATTGGCAAGAATTCGATGCTATTTTAGAAAAACTTGATGCTAAAGAAATAATAGAACAACTCAAAACTCTCTCCAACGGTAATAACATTGCACTGTGTTGTTACGAAAAAGACCCGGGTGAATGCCATAGATCTCGTGTAGCAATTTGGTTTATCAAAAATGGATTTCATGTAACCGAATTTCAGGAGCAAAAATATAAATGAAGGCCTTATCTATCCAACAGCCATGGGCGTGGTTAATAATTCGCCCAGATCTTCCTGATCCAAAAGATCGAGCCATCGCATTCCTAAACAAAGAAATTAAAGATATTGAAAATCGTAATAGGAAAACAAATTTTAGAGGGAGATTTTTAATTCATGCCAGTAAAAAATTTGATCACGAAGGATTGGAATATATCCAAAAATATTACAAACTTTGTTTAGGAATGACCATCAGTGACTTTGACTTTGGATGTATCATTGGCGCGTCTATCTTATCTGATTGCGTTGAGCATTCGGATTCAAAATTTTTCTTCGGAAAATATGGATATATTCTTAACGATTCGAAACCGTTTTTTCCAATTCCGTGTAAAGGAAAATTAGGATTTTTTGAAGTGGATTTCTAA